ATGTAGAAGTGGCTAAAATAAATGCTACAAACAGAGCATCTAAAAGCAATAAGAAATAATAAAATATGGAAAAATTAACATTAATGCTATACGTACCAAAAAAACAACAATTTTGATTATTCCTATTTGATTATTTTACAAACGAAAGTACATTTATATCATACAAACCAATCAAATAATTAACTACATATATGGCAGACAACCTAGACACTCCGTCATTTGGTAACTTCGGTATTGAAGATACTATGGATTTGGGAATGGGTAACGCACAGCTGTTGGATGATTTATTTTCTCCAGAAACTTCTACAGAAGATCCTGACAAACTAGAAAAAATCATAAAGACAGCGGATGAACCAAAAGCTCCTAAAAAACCAGAAGTATCAAAAGGTAAAGAAGTTGTCCAAAAGCTAGATGGTGAGGAACCCACTCAACAAGATGTTTTAAAAAACTTTCTTGGAGATGATGAAGAAGAAGAAGAAACAGAAGAAGATGTTGTAGCAGCACCAACCAAAGCTAAAGCAGAAGCTGAAGAAGAGGAAGATGGTGATGATGTTGCAGAATCCCCATTTGTTTCTCTATCAAAGGATCTTTTCAAACTTGGTGTATTTACACAAGATGATGATGAAGAGAATGCAGTTATTGAAACACCAGAACAATTCCTGGAAAAATTCAATGCAGAAAAGAAGAAAGGTGCAATCGAGATCGTTGATAACTTCATTGGTCAGTTTGGAGAAGATTATCAAAAAGCGTTTGATGCCATATTTGTAAAGGGTGTAGATCCTAAAGATTATTTTGGCGTATATAACAATGTAGTGAGCTTTGCTGAATTGGATTTGTCTATTGAAGACAACCAAGTGAGAGTTATCAAACAAGCTTTAACTGATCAAGGCTTTGATACAGAAGATGTCACTACAGAAATTGATAGACTTAGAAACTACGGTGATTTAGAAACAGTTGCTAGCAAGCATCATAAAGTGCTTGTTAAGAAGGAAGCAGCAAAGTTGCAACAAATAGAGCAACAAGCTGAACAACAACTTCAGCAGAAAGCAATGATTCGAAATCAGTATATTCAAAACGTTCAGTCTGTCCTTCAAGACAAATTGAAAACAAAGGAGTTTGATGGAATTCCATTAAACCCCAAATTGGCATCAGAACTACAAGACTTCCTTTTGGTAGACAAGTACAAAACTCCTTCAGGTGAAACCCTGACAGATTTTGACAAGACTATCCTGGAACTTAAGAGACCTGAAAACCATGCTGCGAAAGTTAAGCTGGGACTTCTTCTTAAGATTTTAGAAAAAGATCCTACGCTATCTACCATACAAAGAACAGGAGTGACTAAGAAGTCAACCCAGTTGTTTGAGGAAGTTGCGAGACAGACTAGTAAAAAACCTAGTTCTGGTGGCAATGCTGGAAAAGCAAACTCATGGTTCTTATAAATTAAATAAAACAAAGTAAAAAACAATGGCAATTCAAACAATCCCAGGTTTAACTGGCTTTACCTACGCTCGCGTTGCGTCAATGGACAAACGTGCCGTAGGAAAGCTAACAGATTCAAATCACTTGGAGTCGTTTCACTCTACTGAGCCAGCTGACTACGACAAGAAGATTATCTCCTTGTACACTCAGAGCTCATTGTATAGCAATGACTTCCTTGATATGATCAACAAGTCCACTCCTTATTACATCGACAACAACAGCGATTCTTGGAAGTGGGATGTTCAAGTTCCTTACAAATTCCCTAAAATCATCGACATACCCACCTCCACTGTTGAGTTGAGTAAGCCAGGTATTGATGGTCAGGAATTTCAGGTGGTATTGGACACTAACGAATTCTCTAAGAACGCTATCGTTTCTGTAGGTTCTCGTCAGTATGGTCCAAGATTTTACGCTGTAAAAGATCCAGTTCCTTGGAATGCAGGTTTCCTTTACACTTTCACATTGGTGTCTGACAATCCAGTTATGGATTTCGTAAGTCGCACCTTCTTGCAAATTGGTATCGAACTTGAGTTGGTTGATGCTGCAATTGGTGAATTTGATCAGGATCTTCTTGGATTACCAAGACTTGGTGAGAAAATCACTATGTTCGAATCTCTTGGTTCTGGATATGGTTTTGAGCACCAAGTAACTGCATGGGCTGATGATAAGACTATGCGTGATGCTTCTGGCAAACCTCTTGATATCTTGGTATACGCTCCTCAGCGTAGAAACCAACTTCCTTTAACTCGTAATGATGTTAAGTGGGAGCCATTCGTAGAATTCATGTTGAGAAAAGCAATGCTTGAACTTAAGGTGAAGCGAATGATCTGGTCTAAGCCAGGCACTGTAAAAACTAATGGTTCTAAGCAAGAATTGAAGCGTGTATCTGCTGGTGTTTACCACAGAATGCGTAACAATGGTAACTTGGTACAATACAATCGTGGAGAATTCTCTGCAAACCTTATCCGTTCCGTATTTGGAGACTTGTTCTACAGACGTGTGGATGTTAAGGACAGACGAGTTAAAATGTACACTAACGAAGCTGGCTTCGATGTGTTCCAACAAGCTCTTAAGACAGATGCTTTGAATTCTGGCCTTACTTTCATGGCAGATTCTGGAAACAGATATTTGCAAGGAGAAGGACAACACATCACTTACAACTTTGCATTCGATGCAATGGTAACTCGTGAGACTGGTCGTGTTGAACTTATCCACTTGAAAGAACTTGATCTTCCTCAATCCAACTTGGAATTTGGACAGAACAAGAAGTCCACTCCTGTGTTCATGGTATTTGACGTATCTCCAATGTCTGATGGTTCATTAGTGAACAACATTCGTGAGGTGAGAATGCAAGGTGCTCCTTCTATGACTTGGGGTTATATTGATGGACGTAGACACCACTTAGGCTTTGCTAAGTCTCAGGGTATGTCTTCTGCCAACAAATTCCCAGGATATGAGATCTGGATGCAAGATCGTTGCGATGTATTCATCGAAGATTTGTCACGAACTGTTCTCATCGAAGAGATTCCACAGTTCTAATATAAAATCTCCCCTCGTGTCAATCATGAGGGGAGTTTTATTCCTCTTTAAAACAGAGTGTGGGTCAGTGAGCCTAGCCATTTGATTGGTGCACTCTGCAAGCAAACCAATAATAATCAAATAACTACGTAATGGGTAAATTAGGGAAAATCTCCACGATTAAGAAGGAGTACAACAGTGCTGGCATGCAAACCATGCAAGGAGGATTATCACAAAGAGGGTTATCAAGAATTCCAGGCACTGGGGTTTTTAAATATCCTTATAAGGAACTTGATGGAAGATACAGAACAGGCTTAGATGCTGAAGCTGCTTACATCAAAAGAATTAATGATCCTACTGAGCGTGAGCTAGAGGTTGAACGTGTAACAGCGTTAAGAGAAAAACTTGAAGATGCTTTAGGAGGAGTAGATCTTGGACCAAGAGCTATTTTTTGGAACTATGGCTTATCAAAGTCTACAGATGACACTAGTCACGTACAAACTGTAAAACTTCTTGATGGTGATAACTACTTCGATTTGTCAATCACTTTTCAAGAACTTGCTTTCTCATGGTTGAGAGTTCATCCAACTGTTGCAAGTTCTTATCAAGCATGGGAAAGAGGTGACTATCCAGCAGATACACAATTCTACGTTGTAGATGATGATATCGAAAATGCTGTAGTGTTCAAGAAGAAACAATTGATCAACAAGGCAATCGCCAAGTTTGATTTAATGTCTCCTGAGAAGAAAAGAAAAGTTGCAAGACTTTTAGGACTTCCAGTTACAGAAGATTCAAAAGAAGATTTTGTATACAATCAAGTGGATAATGTTCTCAAGCAGACTGAATTCTCATCTGGTAAATACCAAGGATTGTCAACAGTCGAGGTGTTTAACAGATTTGCAGACATGAAGGAAAATTTACTCCATATCAAAGATTTGGTTAAGCAAGCTATTGCACATTCAGTTTACAGAGTTAAGTCCAGTGGACGTGTCTTTGAAGGTGAATTTGAATTAGCAAAAGATGAAGAAGAGTTGGTGAAGTTCTTAGCAAATGATGATAATCAAGATGAACTAATCACTCTAGAACAAAAGTTGAAATCTAAGAAACTCGCTTCTGTATGATACCTGTAGATAGTTTATTATATAAAATTGATCAAAAACTAAATAAACTATCGACCAATGAGCATCAACAGATTCCACTCGAAGATAAAATACTTTCGCTTAATGAAGCTCAAATAAAGCTCATAAAACAAAAGGTTGATGGATTTAGTGTTGTTAGTGGTTTGGGATTGGACTCGTTTAAAAAACGTTATGAAGACTTACAAAGACTTGTAATTAATTATAATGTTGGTGTATTAAACCTCCATCTCAAAAACCAAGTGCTAAATCAGTGGTCAGCAGATATTGATTTGCTTGATCCAAAGTACATGTTCTACATTGACAGTTATGTTTTAGCTGACAAGGGAGTGTGCACTGATCGACAAATTTGGATAAATAAAGATTTGGCAAAACATGGTGATTTGCAGTTCTTAATGAACAACGTTCACTATAGGCCATCATTCGAATATCAAGAGACATTTAATTTTATCTCCTCAGATGAAATTAGTATATTCACAGACGGAACGTTCACTCCATCCGCAATATACATCTCTTATATGAGATACCCCATCTACATTGATAAGGCAGGCTACATCAAGTTTGACGGCCAACCATCTACGGATGTTAACTGTGAACTTGAAGCCTATCTGGAAGACGAGTTAGTAGATTTAACTGTCCAGAACTTAGCAATGTATACAGAGAATGCTTCTGCGGTACAGAGTGCCCAGTTCAGAATACAAACAAATGAATAAATAAACTTAAAAAACAAAAAACAAAAAAATGGCTGATTTCTCGTTAACCACCCTTTTTGTAGTTCCAGTAGGGCAAACTTCGCTCCCTAGTTCTGGTTCTACTCAGGATCTAACCGCTGGTCAAGTTGGTTTTTTCAGAAACGATTATAGTATTGCTACAGCTGGTAACATTGCAGCTGCGCCATACTTCTATGTAGCTCAAGGTAGACAAAACACCTACCTACAAGGCTCTAAGCGTTCTGATAAAATCAAGGGTTGTCCTTCTGGTTCAGGTTGCTCATCTAACGTAACTGAATGGTACAAAGTATCAGGTTGCGGTACTCCTGCTGTCCAAATCACTGATGTGACTAATTGGAACGTACAGTGTGGAGAAATTGTGACTCTTACATTAAGAGGTCACTCTAGTTATCTTGACACCTTGTACTTCAACGGTTTCACCCGTTCAGTAACTGTACAAGCTCCTTGCTGTGATTGTGGTGCTGATCCTTGTGCTGACGTTAACACTAACGCATTGATCAACCAGTTCATTTATCAATTGAACCTTGCAGCTCCTGGTAACAACCCTGACAACATTACATTGTCTGATTTCTATACTTTCCAAAACATAGGTGGCACTATCCTTCGTATTTCTGGTAAGCCTCTTACTAAGTATGGTCAGCCTTGTGATATTGCTGCATTCCCTTGGGAATATGACAGAATGTACTTCCGTACTTTTGTATACCAAGGTCCTGCTACCACTGCTGATTTCATCGTTGCTGACAACTGTGACATCGTAGCTAACCCTGTTGTTGTTCAAAGATCTTCTTATCCAACTGGTACTGCTGAAGAAATTGCTCAGCTTGAGAAGAACTTCTACAGCTATCAGGCTGGTTACTTGAAGCATTTGTTCAGAATGAATGGATACAACGAGAACTTTGAGACTTATGTAAGCACTGGTACCATTTATGATACTTATTACATCAAGTTCAATCAATATGACCGTTCTGCTTATCAGTGGGGTGATTACATCTATGAGGATAGCATGGTAATTCTTGCTGCTCCTAATGCTGCCACTCCAGGTAATGCTGGTATTGCCACCGCTGTTGAAGCTGTTCTTGAAGCTGCTCTTGGTACTGTAGTTGACAACAATGTTTGTATCACTACTACTACCACCACTACTTCTACGCCTCCAACAACTACTACCACTACTAGTACTTTAATTCCTTAATAGTAGGTACGTTAAAATTTCTAAAACCTATGCCAGAGGATGAGAGGATTAGTTCTCAAAGTCCTCTGGCATTTTATTTATAACTCCCATGCCAACTCTGAATTTAGATATTCTTGTAGTTCCAACATACAGCACGTTAACACTTGCTGTTGCTGATGCTTCTACATATCCAACTACACCACCAAACGTTACATCTCCATCTATTGAGATAAATGTTCCTAACTTTGGGATAGTAAATCTTCCATTTGTTGTTAATACATTGAATGTATTTACAAGTTCCAACTTAGGTATTTCACCACTTGGTAACGACCCACTTCCTGATGGTATCTACTATCTAAAGTATTCAGTGGCTCCAGCAAACGTAAACTTTGTTGAGAGGACCATCATGCGTGTAGAAAGACTTCAAGAGAAGTTTGATGGAGCATTCATGAGACTTGACATGATGGAGTGTGACAGAGCGATTAAGACACAATCTAAGGTGGAGCTAACAACTATATCATTCTTTATCAATGGAGCTCTAGCAGCTGCAAATAATTGTGCTACAGTTGAAGCAAATAGATTGTATCTTCAAGCTGACAAAATGCTGAACAACTTCTTAAGAAATAATTGTGGATGTTCAGGAAATAATTACGCAACAGTAACAACGTATTATTAATATGGCAAAGTGTTCAAACTGCGGAGCAAGTGTTGGATGTGGATGTAATCTTAAAAACGGAATGTGTGCATTTTGTGCACAGAAGAAGAAAGATGAAATCACAGTTGTTGCACCATCAGATAAAAATTAAAAGACATGCTACAACCTAGATTAACCTCTTGTCCTGAATGTGTTGATATTCCAACATTATTAGGAGATATTGAATGCAAGATTACAGAAGTTGCAAAGAATCTATACAACAACACTGTATTTGCATTGAATATGCCCGTACCATTTACAACAATGATAGACCTTCTAAACTATAGAAGAATCTTGACATATAAGTATTGTAACCCAGATTACGCTAGTCAATTTAGCGTATGTCAAATAGCTAGTAAAGTAAAACTTCTAAAATATAAATAAATGAGCTGTTCTAATTGCTTTAACGGATGCACAGAAATCATATCTGATCAGTGCGTAAGATATACAGGATTTAATATTCCTGCCCTTGGTATTTCCAATGGTGATACACTTGCCCATGTTGAATTACAAATTTCAACATTCATAATAGATTTGTCTACAGGTAATGGGATTATTCCTGTTATCAATCCAGCTGATCTCTGCTCATTGGTGAGTGGGTTTCTTCCAGTGTCTGGTGACATTACTCTCAATGATGTTATATCAGCATTGATTCGATCAATTTGCGCTCTAAAAACCAGTGTTACAGCAATTGAATCAACACTCACCACCCTTAATGCCAATTACACAATTGGATGTCTTACAGGTGTAACAGCATCATCTGATACACACGACATTCTCCAAGCAGCTATTAACAAGCTATGTGCAACAGCTACTGACCTAACAATACTAGCAGCCAATGTTAACACAAACTATGTTAAGCTTACTGATTTAAATAGTCTTATTCAAGCCTATTTGAATAGCATTGCCCCATCCAATCTGTACAAGAACAAAATGGTGCCATACATTGCGTATGAGTATTATGGCTCTCTTACAGGTTTTGATGTTACAGGAGCAGGTTCTGGATTATTCATAGATGTGTTCTTGTGTAATGGTGGCAATGGTACACCAGACAAGAGAGGACGTGTTGCTGTAGGAACTACAGATGGAACTATGGTTGGTACAATAACAATGAGTTCTATAGTTAATCCATCTACGCCAGGTAATCCAAGCTATTCATTGAATGGTTTAGTAGGTGCGAACAATGTCACTTTAACAACAAATCAAATTCCTTCGCACACGCACACAGCTACAGGTACATCTACATCAACAGCTACTCCTCACAGTCACTTCATTGCTAAGGGTGGTGCACAAGCTGGAGATTTAACTGCTCTACAACCTCTTGATACTTTGTTTGATGCAGGCGATAACTACTCTTACAATCTTAAACAAACAGTAGGAACTGCTGATGTAGGACCAACTAGCAATGCAACAGTAGTTGTTACTACCAGTACTAGTGTAGTTGTTGATGTAACAGGTGGTGGTCTATCACACAATAACATCCAGCCTACAATAGGTGCATATTACATAATGTATATTCCATAAAACTATGCCATTCAATACTAATTGCCCAGGATGC